GGTGGATTTCAGTTCACGCATAATTCCCTCATATAAAGCCTCTTGATCTGATAACTCATCTAGAAGCTCTCTTTGAACGCTGGTATCAAACGCCTCGTCTAAGCCCTCGCCAGCGTCTGGATCTATATCATTAAGAATTGCTTTGAGGATAGCCTTCTTTTCTTTAATGGTTGACATCAGTTCCTTTGCCGCTTCCTTTCCTTCCCCCACTAAAACCCTAGCGGAAAAAGCCACCAGGGCTTCATAGAAGGTCCCCTTTACTGCATTCTTAGCTTTTGTATCAAACCCATCTCCCACCAAATTAGTTAAAGTATCTTTTTCAATACCACACCCACCATCCTCTGGGGATGCCGCAATCTTCTTGAGAGCGAGCTTATGCATTGCATTAGGAGCCCCCACAACAATACCTTCATTAGGCTCTTGTCCGAACAGAACTAATTTCTCTCCTTTGAATAGTCCAATACGCTTTGTTACATCAGCACACTTTTCCTCGCTGGTTCCAGTCAGAAAACTAGTTAAAAACTGAGCAGACTTAGCTGCTTCTGCTACGAGTCCTGCACTGGCGGGAGCTTTCTTTGTTGTACCGTCATCGGGGTCAACAACTTTAATAGCAGTAGCGGTAGCCAGCTTATACTCCAAGCCCATTTTACTTTCACCTGCTGCGAAGTAAGTCCAAGATCTACCACAAAAAGCTTGCAAACTCTCGGTGGACTTGTTTTGTAAACAAAACTTGTCTATGATCTTTTTAGATGCTTCCATGGCTCGCACGGCTTCTGGATTATCAATCCCTTGTTGCCCAAAGAATCCACCAATATTTTTGCGCTCCTCTGCTTTTTGAGCCTCAATTTCAGCTTGAGTCAGTGCGGCTTGCCGCTTCGAAGGGCCTCCATCTTTAAAGTAGCCCACCAACCTTTTCCAACCTTGAGAGGAGACATCAGGGTTCCCTCCTTTGTCAGCTAAAGCCATGGGGCGACCAGCACCAAGAGTTAAACTTATCCTTTCGGGAGTGGTTCCTTTTTTCGGACTTAAGTAAGCCCAGGGAGCCCCACCCTTTACTCTTTTGGTTTCGTCATACTTCTGTTGGAGTCCTGCTTTAACAACCTCTAGAGCTTGCTTTTCAGCCTCCTTATTGGAAGCAGTATCTATATCTTCCTGACTAGATTCACCATTGTTTTTCTTATCTTCCTCGGCCTCAGAGATATACCTCAGCTTAAAGGTCCTCTTCTTAAGTTTATCGTAACTATCCAGCAGTTCTGAGAAGTAGTCCATATTACATTATAGATGATTGAAATAAGGCCCAGTCCGTGTTGGGTATAGACTGGGCCTTTTTAAAACTTTAATTACGAGAAATCAATCAGGGTTCGCGTAATCATAAGTGTTCATGAAATCATACTTGAATGTAACATCCAGGGAGTGGAAATCATTCGTCGCATAATTAAACTCAGCAGCAGCCCACTTGGTAGGATACACACCGTAAAGCTCAATCGTTGAGTGAGGGGTCATGGTGTTATCGAGCATGACGATCTCAACTTTGTCAGCCTTAAACGTAGAACCAGCACCACCACCAGGTTGGGCACTCTTCGTCATCTCACCTGTGATTGGATCATAGGTGTGCTTGAAGAACTTCCAAAGGTCTGAAGCAGTTTCACGCAAGTAAAGGTTATCAAACGTAACCATGAGATCACCAGGAGTATTCTTACCTGGGTAGAAAACCTTATCATTGACACGGTTAACTACGATAGCCTCATTGGCAAATTCAATTCCGTTTACTTTCTTAGCAGCTAAGGTAAGATCATTTTGATTTGTAACGTCTGCGGGAAGACCGAAGAAGTGAATCTCAAACTGATATGCTCTTACTGAATCGAGGTCAGTAGAGATGGTAGGAAGTCCTTGCCCTGGGGTAAAGTTCCTGTCGTATTTACTCTTGTAATATGATGTTGCCATTATTATTTATTCTCCTAGAGAGTGCCGAGGTCGGCTGATTGGTTGGTGAGGTTAATCTCAAAGATAAGAATCTCAGCAGTCTTCGTGGGCTTGACGATAACCTTAGTCCACATTTCGCCTCGATCAATTCTTACTGGGGTGTTAGTTGTTTCATCGCAAACCACACGGAACTCGGTGATTCCTCTACGTCTGCGGATGTCATCAAGGAACGGGTTAACAAGACCTTCAACTTGCGACCAAGTGAAAGTGTCATTAGGCTCGAACACAAATCTCTGGCAAGAGTTAACGATAACCTTTCTGATGTAAATCATCAAGCGTCGAACATTAATCCTGTCTAAAGCAGTTGCCTCTCTCTGAGAAGTTCTTTGACCAAAGATGGTGATTCCTTGTTGGGGGAAATTGACAATCGGGTTGATGCAGTTTCCACCACTGTAAAGGCTGTCTCTGTCACCTTGGTTGAGCTTAACTTCAACCTCCGTAGGCTTGGAGAGCTTACCTCTTTGGAATCCAGCAGGAGCGAACCAGCTATCAGCCACAGCATCGGTGTAAGCAAACTGTCGAGCGGCAAAGATTGACGGATCATACCATCTATCCTTTCCATCGAAGGTGCTGAATACTTTGACCCAAGGCCAGTGAACCGCAGCGTATGAGTTATTGATCGCAGAGCTTCTAGAACCAGCGGTGCTTGTTGATTGTCCGTTAGTCCAAGCAATAGCGTCACTCACCGTTCCGATACCGTAAGGAGGAGAGACAAGAGCCATAAAGTTTTGGCTTGTAGATGCCAGAGTAATCAGAGCGTTCTGAACGCTTTCTGTCTGAACTCCAGGCACAAGAGCGAAGCCAACATTTAGGACTGGATCGTCAAGAACCTGCATACCTGTCTTAGGCTCAACAGCAGCGTTTCCAATGAGTGCATTTGCAGGAGCATCTCCTGTTCCCACACCATTGTTTCCACCTGCTAAAGAGGTTGCAGTTGCTTGAATAAGCTTATTCCAAATTCCTCCATTGGTTATGGTGTCTAGAGCACTCTCCGTGGGAGTTCCAGTACCCGTCCTAGTTGACTCTCCAGGAACGAGCGTCTGAGTCTGCATCTTCAGACCTGTTGTTCCTGCGATGGTAGCCATGTTAGAGAACCAAGTTGTTCCAGCAACCGCAGTAGTGGGTTGATCATCAACAATAATATTACCTTTGATGATGTCTGAAGTAAGGTTAGTGGCCCCTGTATTAATTACGTCTTCAATAAAAGCTCCAGAACCGACTAAACTTGTTTTGAAAGTTTCTTGGGCTGTTCCATCTTGGTTGATAACCACACTCATATTCTGTCCACCAAACTGGCTGACCGTCACAGAGTTACCGCTAGTGGTCCCATCTGATCTTGTTCCAGCATTATAACCTGCTCCAGGATGTAATGATTCTACTTCGTAAGCAACCGAGTCTGCTCCTGTTGCCATGTAAGAAGCTCCATAAACTCTAACCGCTGAAGCGAAGTTTGGCATTGCTCCATAATTAGCTGTGGCGTTGTGACTTGCAGAGAGAGCAACCAGAGCAGATACTCCAGCGGCTTCACTGAAGGAAGTTCCACTGCAAGCCGACACTCCGAGAGAAGCACCTGAACCAGCAAAGCTGCCAACAATAGCTCCTGACAGGTTGATCCCTTCGATTAAAGAACCAGGTCCCACAACCACTCCCACCTTATCGGAGTCTAAGTCTCCACCGATAATTTGTTTAAGTGCTGCCGCCTGACTCGTTTCTGAAGTGCCTTCGGGAACGGAGAAATCTCGTCCTGCGCTATTATTATCAGTAAACTGAGCCGTCCCATCGTTGTCATAAGATTGAATACGGAGAGTAATGGCTCCCCCGAACTGCGAGCTACCAGTGGTTGTGGATCTCTTAACCCCCCACCCATTCAGTGCCATATCAGCGGAGGTAAGAGCCCCTGAAACTAAAAGCGCAGGAGCAACTCCCATGCTCATAGTAGCAGAAGCATCAGCAGCAGTGGTTGAATCAGCGGCTCTAATAAAGTAAAGCTGATTAGTGGTTTCTAAGACCTCTAATGCGCCTTCAAGAGCTTGCCCAGTAAGAGCCTCAGAGGGCTCTCCAAACGTGCGAAGAAGTTGATTCTGGCTGGTAATTAAGGTAGCCTTGTTCGTAGGACCTTTAGGCGCGAAGCCAACAATCCCCACCACTGAAGTGTTAATTGATGGGGTGTATTCTGAAATATCTTTTTCAATGGTGTAGACACCAGGGCTTACATAAGTTGCCATAATTTATTCTCCTAAGCGTTTGAAATCTTAAAAATTTTCCGTCTGTGTAATGTTTGGATTTGTTCTGTAACATAAGCCTCAGGAACCACAATGGTTTCTCCTGGCTGCATCCATTTCTCTTTACAACCCTTCTCTGTATTAAAATAAATGGTAAAGGCTTGTAGGCTGTCGTTTTTGATTAACTTCATAACTAATTCACTCCTTATTATCTACCCACTCAAGAACTTTTTTTTGAGAACTTTTTTTATCCAGCGAATACGTCACTACTTCCGCTTGAAGTCCTTGCAAACTCATGAGGACTGTCTCCATGGGGAGATATAGTGTCTCCATCCACAGCGATAACGCTTCCCTGTACGAGCACGGTGGATATTCCTGGTCCTGTGATGACTCCTCCTCCTGCTGTGCTTGCACCCACCATGGAAATTCCTTTCCCATTAGCGAAAACAGTATTGCTTCCCGAATTAGTATGAGCGCACGTTGCTGCATCTCCCGCTCTTGATACCCCAGGCACTAGGAAGTCTCCACTTTAAATTCAGTAATCTTACCCGTAGATGTGATCAGAAATTTAGGGCTAGGAATATAAGTCCTTAATACAAGGTTAATACTCTTTTTAATTACACGGTCTTCCTTATCTGCTGCTGTAACAGGAGTGACATCATCCTCAGAAAGGATAAAGGATTTGGCTAGAGTAGAAAAATGAGTAGGCACTTGCATCTCAGGATTAAATTTTAATCTGACCTGCTCTAGAATCTGATCCATGTCAGCCATATACTTACACCAAATATTAAGTTGGTAGTTTACATTAACAGGGCGTGGGGAGAGGCTTAGAACCCTGTAGGCTCTTTGTTTATCCTCATCCCACCACTTCTCATTTAAAAGAACACTTTCGTTTCTTCTGCGATCATCATCATTATCAGACGTAGTTTGAGAAATAGATAGGATCGGAAGGATGATATTGTTTTCTTGCTTTAGTTTAGCAATCGCTCGTTCAGCGTTAGCGTGAATGCATTTAATATCAATAAACTTTTCTTCCGAGTTTATATAACCTACGTCATTAAAGGAGGCGATCATCCCTCTGAGAGAATCTTTATACATATGAGAGATTGTGGTCTTGGCCTGAGTTAATCTATAGATCTCTTTGCGAATCCAACCTTCTCGGGTAGGGTAGCTTCTGCTCTGGCTGGGGTAGGAGGACGCATTCCAATCCGTAAGAATAGAACTTGTGCTAGTTCCTACATAGTTGACCGTGCTTCCCGATAAATCATAGGACATCAGACTTGCCTCCTGCGTAACCACCAAGATCGTCACTCACTTCTAAGAGCGGAGTGTCTTGGACATCAGGCGCATCACGAAGAAGCCTTGCAGAGCAAACTAGGTGGTATACACCGTATGCCTCAAAGCCATCCTCAACAACCTCAAAGATTTCATACATCTGGTTCTGAAACTGGGGCTTAATAATGTCTCCAGGAATTACAGAACGGTGTAGTTTTCTCTCAATGTAGCTTTTATTAAACGTAAACAATTGATCATTGGTTAGTTCGATTCCAAACTGAGTAAGCTCCTCACTAAGTGAGATGGGATCGTAATGACCATGAACGATGATCGGATCTTTAGCAACAGGCTTATCCCTTGCTTCCATGTACACAGGGTCAAAATCTTCAGTTTGATAGTACTTATAGAAGTACATCTTTGATCCTGCGAGACGGATCATCTCGTCATCCACCAGGTTAAACATATTTATATCAGGATTCGTCTGATCAAATAAGCTTAGAATGCTATCGTCGCCATCCAGGTCTGGTAGCTCAGGTAACTCTGTGGATACTTTGTAGTTCTTTCGGTTCATCCTCTAGGATTATTTTTTGCTGTATCTTCTTTCAATTGCCTGAGCAGTGGTCTCCCCAGGCTTCTTTTTAGTGAGAGGCGTTCTCGGAGCAAGTTTAGATCCTGCTGGAATATCAAGCTTTGGCTTGTTCTCTAAATCTTTTCCTTTTTTTCGAATGTAACTCTTTCCATGGTACTGCATTTCAACAAGACCCATAGCCTCAGCGAGCATAGATCCAATACGACGGTATCCAGTGTGATCTTTCATTGCCTGTGCAATCAATTTACCCGCTGCTTTACCTGATTTTTTAGACGCTGCTTTGTCACCATGTGCTTTCTGGTATTGTCCATCAGTAATTTTGCTTCTTGCGACCATCATAGTGGAACCAGGAGTCTCTACAACCTTACGAGAAGGCTTGCTTTCCATTAATTTATTAACATAACTGTTCTGGTATTGTGTGTTATCTTCCATTTTTCTATTTCCTTTGAGTTTACTTGTTAGAGTCTCCACTCCTGCCGCAGCAGCATTACCTAATGCAGCCATCTTTTTTGGATCTTTAGCGGCAGTCCTAGCCATTTTAGCAGCACCTCTTTTTGCGCCACCTTTAGCTGCTCCTTTTCCGACAGCTATTCCTGCCCTACGAACAAGAGGGCCAGCTAATGCCCTTAAACCAGCAGCAAGAAGCGGAGCCGCTTCATACATACTACGAGTCTTAATGTTCTGTTGTTTTAATTCCTGAGCTTTCTTGTTAGCGTCATTGCCCACAGGAACTCCTTCGTCCCCTGCGGCGTTTGCACCAGCAGTGGTATTTCCACCAGCAGTTAGCGAAGGTGTCTTGGCTTTCTTAGGCTTAGGATTTAAAGGCTTGGCTGCATCTCTCATTGCATCAGTATCGGTCTTGCTAAAGCTTTGAGCTTCTTCTACCTTTTTCTTTTTCCTTCGTGCCCTTGCGGCCTCAACAGGAGAAGGGTCATTCGGCCTAGAGCTTAGTCTCTTATACGCTCTATCACCTAGTGCTTGTTTTAATCTAGACTGAGCCGATGCGGGATGTGAGGTAGTTTCTTCATCCTTCCTTTCTTTGTTGGCCTTCATGAGAGCGGCTCGTTCTTTCTTAGCTTTAAGTTCTGCGGTACGCTTCATCAGAGCTTTCATTGCAGGACTAGCAGTTCCTCTAACCTCTTCGTCCTGT